ACTTTTATTTAATAACATTTCTTATTACCAAGGAAGCAGCTTAAGAGAAATTGAAAGTAGTACTCAAAGACCTTGGATAAAAGTCTTAACTGATGGGCTAGAGACTTTTGACTGGTTATTTTGGGACAATAACTTTAGCTGGGACGAGGTTCTTATATTAGAATCAACAGAATTTTATGGGATTAATCCAACAGATATATATAAAACATATATTGGAACTAATAAGATTATTATTGATGATGGAGAAGGCTTAGTCTATCAGCCAGAAAAGCTAAAAATATATACTGATATAGAGTGGCAAACTAGTGTACTGACACCAGTATAGTCTGATATACTTATGGTTATGGAATCACTAATTAACCCAGAAACTGGTAAACCCTACGTACAAAATGTCCGCCGAAAGGTAATTGAGAAGCATTATGACTGGGGATTGTACGTATATAAAAAAGCAGATGGTTCATGGTTTACAGATGGAACTGGATCAGTTTTAAATATCCCAGCTGAACGTGGAGATATTTCTAAGATTGCAGAACTAAGAAAAGCAGCAATGCACCATGGAGATGATGGAGAAGGTACGGCTACATTCGTTCCAGGACTTCATAGAATTAGTGAAGAAGAGTATTCCGAACAAAAGGAAAGAATGATAAATGGTTTAATTCCAAGCATGAATGACTTAGGTGCGTGGGATGCAGCAAAGCAAACATTAGACAAGTATGGTAGAGGTGCAATGGATGAGTGATCAAGAATATATTAATGTAGGATTAAATACACAAAAAAAAGAAGAGAATATCTTTAAGTCACAAGATCCATTTAATAAGTCTTGGGATATGCTAAAAGATTATAGTGGTCTTGATCAAAACTTCCGTCGTAGAACAACTCGCAATCTTGCTAAATATGTTGGATCAGTAAATAGTCCAGAAACAAATCAGCAGTATTTAGATTCTGCCAGAGTTACCCCAAGTGGTGTAGATGCATCATCAAAACAAATTAATCCTGGAACTGTATATCGTAATGGATATGGACTATTTGATGTAATCACTCCACCATATAACATGTATGAGTTGGCTAACTTTTATGACACATCTTTTGCTAACCATGCAGCTATTGATGCTAAGGTGGAAAATGTTGTTGGTCTTGGATATCGCTTTGATCTAACAGATAGAACAATGTTAAGATTTGAAACAAATGAAGATAAAGAGTCTGTAGCTCGTGCTCGTCGTCGTATTGAAAGAATGAAGATTGAATTACGTGACTGGCTAGAAAACTTAAATGATGATGATAGTTTTACAAAAACAATGGAAAAAGTTTATACAGATCTTCAAGCAACAGGAAATGGTTTTATTGAAATAGGAAGAACAGTTACAGGAGAAATTGGATACGTTGGTCATATTCCAGCAACCACTGTTCGTGTTCGTCGTTTGCGTGATGGATTTGTTCAGATAATTGGACAGAAGGTTGTTTACTTTAGAAACTTTGGTGCTAAAAATCAAAATCCAATGGGAACTGATGCTCGTCCAAATGAAATTATTCACCTTAAGGAATATTCTCCACTAAATACATTTTATGGAATTCCAGACATTATGGCTGCTATGCCATCCCTTATTGGAGACCAGTTAGCATCACAATACAACATTGATTACTTTGAAAATAAGGCAGTTCCAAGATATGTTGTAACTCTAAAGGGTGCAAAACTTTCAGGGGATGCTGAAGACAAAATGTTTAGATTCTTACAAACAGGACTAAAAGCACAATCACACAGAACTCTTTACATCCCTCTTCCTGGAGATTCAGATGGCAACAAGGTAGAGTTCAAGATGGAGCCTATTGAAAATGGAATCCAAGATGGTTCATTTAAAGAATATCGCAAGCAGAATAGAGATGATATTTTAATTGCTCACCAGGTACCAATGTCTAAACTGGGTGGCTCTGATGCTGGTGGATCAGCAGCAGCCTTATCACAAGATCGTACCTTTAAAGAGCAGGTATCTCGTCCAGCACAAAAACATCTTGAAAAAATAGTAAATAAAATTATTAAAGAAAAAACAGATATATTAGAGCTCAGATTTAATGAGTTAACCTTAACTGATGAAATCGCACAATCTCAGATTATTGAAAGGTTTGTAAAGACCCAGGTAATCACTCCAAATGAAGCTCGTGAAATGATTGACTTGCCACAAAGACAGGACGGTGATGAGCCTTTCCAAATGAGTCCAAGACAAGCAACTGACAGCAGGGCAAATCTTGCTGGCAATCGTTCACGGGATGCAGAGAGAAGAAATAATAACTCAGACTCTACAACAACCGTGGCTGGAAGAAATCCACAGGGTGAAGGTAGATCATCTCAATAGTTGAGAAAAACTATAAACATAATGATATAATAGAAAGGCTATGTTGATAAATAAAGCTCATTGGGTAACAGAAGGCGACACCGTTCGCTTATCTATGCCACTCACAAAAGTAGACAAAGAACGTCGTATTGTATCAGGGTTTGCATCACTTGACAACCTAGATAAGCAAGACGACATTGTAACAGCTGAAGCGTCTATGGATGCATTTGCAAAGTTCCGTGGCAACATAAGAGAGATGCACCAACCATTAGCAGTTGGCAAAATGGTAGATTTTAAAGAAGATAAATATTTTGATCCAGAATCAAAGAAGTTTTATAAGGGCGTTTTTGTATCAGCATATGTTTCAAAGGGTGCACAAGATACATGGGAAAAAGTTCTTGATGGAACTTTGACTGGTTTTTCAATTGGGGGAAGAATGAATAAGTGGGATGATGCCTATGATGAAAAAGCAGATAAAAAAATTAGAGTAATTAAGCAGTACGATTTAGTTGAACTAAGTCTTGTAGACTCTCCAGCAAATCAGTTTGCAAATATCATGTCTATTGAAAAGGTTGATGGAGTAGATATTATTAAGGGAGACGAAACAGTCTTAGAGAATATTTTTTATGACAAGGAGTCAGGAATAGTTATTGCATCTGAAAACGAATCAGAGATTAGTCCTATAACTGGAGACCCAATGTCAAATATAGGTTTTGTTGAAAAAGCAGATACTGAAAAAACACAAATGATAAAATTCTTAGTTGATAGTGCTAAAGGCATTAGTACAATTAAGATTACTAAGGAGGTAAATCAAATGACAGAATCAACAGAAGCAACAGCAGATGTTGCAGTTGAAGTTGCAGAGGTTGCTCCAGAGGCACAACCAGCAGATGTTGTTGAAACACCTGTAGTTGCTGAAACAGTTGCTGAAGAGTCAGCAGTTGAAAAATCAGTTGACGGTGGTGCAGATTCTTCTGTTGCAGAAGCAGCAGTTGAAGTACAGAAAGCAGAAGAAGTAGTGGCAGCAGCTGCTATTCAAGTTAATGAAGAGTTTGCAAAAGCAATTTCAGAAATTAATTCTTCTCTTACTAATGCCTTTGGCGATCTAGCTGCAACCGTTAAGTCTATTAATGACCAGGTAGCAGCACTAACAAAGTCTCTAGAAACAGTTAAGGCAGAAGTTGCCGATGCTAAGGGGACATTTAATGAGTTTGGAAAGAGAGTAGATGCTGTAGAAGCAGATACTGCTTTCCGAAAGTCTGGCGATCTAGGCGAGATCGTTCAGGAATCACCAGAAGTGATTCAAAAATCCCTATGGGGCGGACGTTTCCTCACAAATTCCGACCTATTTAACTAAGGTATATATCACTAGGAGGTGAACAATATGTCAGAATCAACAAATATAGAAAAAAACTATCCAGGATCAGGCGGAGCAGGCAATGAGATTAACTCTCAGGGTGCATTCGTATCTGGAGGTATTGGTGGTGCAACTGGTTTGGACTCTGCAGCACAGTCTGTTGGAGATCAGCTAGGTAACACTGCTACAGCAGCATTTGGATCAACATCTGGCCCAAACGCAGTAAATCCGACTGGAGTCGCTGGTGGTATTCTAGCACCTGAGCAGGCACGTCGTTTTATTGATTACGTGTGGGACGCAACCGTTCTCGCTAAAGATGGACGTAGAGTTACAATGCGAGCCAACACAATGGAAATTGAGAAGGTAAACGTTGGAGAGCGTGTTATTCGTGCAGCAGCACAGGGAGCACCAGATTACACCAACGTTGGCGCAACATTTACAAAGGTAGAACTTACAACCAAAAAGATTCGTCTTGACTGGGAAGTTGCTACAGAATCACTAGAAGATAACATTGAGGGTGCAGCCCTTGAAGATCGTCTAGTTCGCTTGATGACAAATGCTTTTGCTAATGACCTTGAAGACCTTGCTATTAACGGTGTAGGCTCAGGAGATAACGCATTCCTTTCAATCATGCCTGGATTTATCAAGCAGACACGTGGAACAGTCGGAAGCGACGCACACGAGTATGCTGCAACAGTTGCAAACAATGAGTTTACAACATCTGTTATGCAGGGATTGCTTTTGGCAATGCCACGTAAGTACCGTGCACTTAAGTCAAACCTTAAGTTCTACGCAGGTACTGATGCATTCGCTGGTATCGTAAAGAATAACGGTACATTGGCTGATGCAGTAGCAGAAGCACTTGCTGGACAGACTCCAGGAAGCACACAGGCAAACCGTCAGGCATACCTTGATGGAACAGCACAGACTCTCGGAAACACACGCACAACTCGTGTACTAGGAGTAGATGTTCTTGAAGTTCCTTACTACCCTGCAGGATATGTAGATCTTACATTCCCACAGAACCGTGTATGGGGCTTCCAGCGTGACATCACTGTTAACCGTGAATACAAGCCAAAGAAGGATACTGTAGAATACACAGTCTTCGTACGTTTTGGTACACAATGGGAAGAGCTAGATGCAGTTGCATTCGTTGATGCAGACTCTGCAGACTCATAATTCCTAAAATAAGTATAAGGGAGGGCAGTTTAAAGCTGCCCTCCTTTTTCTTTATTCTGGTATAATTACAAATGAGGATAGGAGAATTATGACTCTAACAATAGAAGAATTATCAGGCAAAACTGTCATGGCACTTAAAGCATATGCAAAGAAAAATAATATTGAACTATTTGAAGCAAATACTAAACTTGAGATTTTAGAGATTTTGGCTAGTTGGATTCCACCAAAACCAAAAGAGGTAGTAGAAAAAGCAGGCAAGTCAAGTGACTTGACAGATAAAGTAGCCCTATATTCAGATAGAAACCTACACATGGATAATCTAGGGGCTTTAAAGGTAGGATATAACATCGTCTCAAAGGAGGCATCGGAAAAGTGGTTATCCCACAGGTTGGTCAGAATAGCACCACCTGAAGAAGTAGCCTCATACTACGGTAAACAATAATGTCAGTAATTCTTCGTCTTCCACCATATCCCCTTTCTGTTACATATAATGTCCCAGAGGCTAACACAGGATACATACTAGTTATTGATGACGTTCTAGAACAGTCAGAGTTAGTTGAGTATGTAACCTCTAACTCTAATGCCAAGATAGTATATTCTCTTGGAGAAGATTTTGTTAAATATGATAAGTCATACTCTGTAAAGATATATGAAGATTTGATGGAAAGTGGAAATGTATTAGCAGATCGTGGAAACATTGTTGTTGAAGATAACCTACAGATTGAAAGACCATACGTTAATCCAAATACACTTGGAACTAGTGCTACAGAAATAAAAGAATATACACAACATGAATCTTTAGCTAGAGCAATTATTGATTCAATTGTTGGTGGTTTTTATTATTCTAGAAAATTTTTAGAGGTTGTTGGACAACAAACAGACTACATACCTCTTTGGGATAGAACACATAAAATTGTTAGAGCATATGAAAATTCAAAACTAGTTTATGACATAGCAAATCCTGATGGCCCAATACTTGGGGAATACAACTATATTATAACTACTGATAAGTCAGCAATAACAAAAGATCCAGTAACAGCAATAGATTCAATTAATAGAGCAGAGAGAAGCCCACTTAGAATTCCTCTAGGTAGTTCAGACTCCTATGGAATATTTGACACAGAAGACAGTGGAAATACTCAAACAATAACTCCAGGGGTTGGATTTCCTTCAGGAGCAGACTATGTATTTTTGCTAGAGGTTGGATATCCAGTGGTACCTATTGATATTCAAGATGCAACAGCACTTTTAATTGATGACATTAAATGTGGAAAATTAGACTATTACAAGAGATATGTTAAGAACTATAGTACAGATCAGTTTAAGATTGAATATGACAAGAGAATGATGGAAGGTACTGGAAACATTATTGTAGACAAGATTTTGTCTAAGTATGTAAACAACATAGTTCGTCCTGGAGTTTTATAGTGATGACTTGTGATACTACAACTTTTATGTTTCCAATGAAAGCAGACATATACTTTCCAATAATCACACAAGGTGAATATGGACAGCCTAAAAAAGATTGGGTATTTGATAGAACAATTGCATGCAATGCTACATCTGTTGGTGGAGCAGGAAGTGAAGACATTAAGCCAGAAACCTTTTTACAGTATGAAAATAAACTTATTGCAAGAACACAGAATGACCCAAGATTTTCATCAAACAACTCAGGTAATGCTATTACCAATATATTAATAACAAACATAAGAGATTCAAGTGATCGCATAATTTATATAGAAACTGCTGGACCAAGATCTGGCAGAGGAACAATCTATGAAATAGCAACAGTAGAACCGTTTACTGGTGCCTTTGGTTCAATAGAATATTATAAAATGCTTTGGCGCAGAACCGAAAATCAAACGGTAGGCGACTAATGATAATTACAGCCAACTCTAGATCAATTAATGCTCAACTAAATAATATAGTAAATTATTCTTTTGGTTTTTTAGATGGAGTAGAACGTGGCAAAAAAATATTCTTTAATAAATTAGGCATAGGAGTTATTGAAGCTTTAGGTCAATATGTTGATGTCCAAGCAAGATCAAATCCAAACGCCTTGCATCACGTTTATGAATGGAATAAAACTGGTAGTCCAGGATCAAGACTATTTAATTTAACGCATAAAGTTAGCAACCTGGGGCTTTCAGTTAATTCTACTTTTACTCAATCAAGAAGTGTTTCAGAAAATATGAATACACCATTTTATAATAAAGCAAAAATTATGGAAGAAGGAATACCAGTTACTATTTCTCCAAAAAGATCAGGTGTGTTAAGATTTAACGGTCCAAGTGGAGAGGTGTTTACAAGAAGGCCAATAACTGTAGAATCTCCTGGAGGAAATGAAGTTTATGGGAGCTTTGAGTCAGCAGTTGATGAGTTTATGAGTAGATACTTTAAACAATCATTTTTAAAAGCTTCAGGGCTATATGACTATATTAAAAAGCCAACTATTTATAAAAATAACTTTAAGGCTGGTTCAAGAATGGGTAAAAGCAAGGGTGTTGAAACAGGGTTTAAGTGGATAACAAATGCAACAATTGGTGTAGAATAACATTATGACTATAGCAACAGATACTGGATTTCCACCAGCACTAATAAACGGATACATTCTTTCAGAACTAGCATTCCATGGATTAGTTGCGGATGCCGATTTACTCAGTCCTAGCCCAATGGTTCCTGCACAATTTCCAACCAATATTGAAGACTTATATAATGACAACGTTTCAATTAGACAAACAGATAGCCCTATACTAATAGTTTATGACAGACTGATGAGATTTCGTCCAACACCATTTTATGCTCACAAAAGAGAGCAGTTGATATATTTTATTTACTCTACAGATGTGGCTAAGCTCATAGACTCAGTAAGAGTAATATCAAGCGCCTTAGATCGTGAAGACTCTTCAGCCCAAGATGTCAATTCTTGGTCCATAGCAAATCTTGAATCCCCTAACATTTTTTTCCATAATACAAGGGTATATCAGGCAGACGAGAGCAGGGATGTGGCAGAACTAGCCTCAGCAAGAACATTATTTGTAAATAAGATTATTGTAGAATATGACTATCACGTCAAAACTGAGCCAAATTCTAGATATACATAAAAGGCTGTATAATTTAGTCTGAGGAAACAAACGCCGTACATTGCAAGACAACTTAATATAACTTTCATAAAGGAGATAAAATATGGCATATAGCCGTGGTACATCAAATAACATCATTGTTGGAGCAGCAGCACTTTTTATTGCTGATACAACACTAACTCCTGCAACTATTGAAGATTTTGATTCAAGTGAATCTTTTAAGGATACACTCTCAACATCACCAGCATCAAATTCCTACACTAACGTAGGATACACAATGAATGGTTTGGAACTACAGTTCCAGCCAGATTTTGGTGAAGTTCAGGTAGATCAGATTCTTGACGTTGCAAGACTATACAAGCAGGGTATGCAAGTTAATATGGCAACAGCATTTGCTGAAGCAACACTTGAAAACCTACTTGTTGCATTGGCATACCAAGAAGAAGAAATCTCAGGAAACAAGGCAGCATCTACAGGACGGGAACTAAATCTTTCCGCTGGAGATATTGGCGACGTTCCTGTAGAGCGTGGTATCGTAGCAGTTGGTCCAGGAACAGGTAATCCTCTAACAGCTGACACAGTAGAGCGTGTTTACACTGCTTACCGTGCACTCTCAATTGAGAATGTTACAGTATCTGCAAAGCGTGATGAGGCTTCAATGTTTGAAGTTTCTTTCCGTCTTCTTCCAGAGGATACATCTGGTTCATATGGTAAGATCGTAGATCGCACATACGGACAGTCATAATCTATAATTAGATTAATACAAAGGCCCACCTTTAACTAGGTGGGTTTTTTGTTTTTGTGATAGAATAGAAAGATTATGGCAACAACTGTATATCAAAGCAAAAATGTAAAACTAATTGATGGAACAGAATTGGAAATAGTTCCATTAAAAATAAAATATTTACGTGAATTCATGGAATCATTTGAAGATGTAAAAAAATCTAAAAATGATGATGAGGCAATTGATTTTTTAGTTGAATGCGTAAGAATAGCAATGAAACAGTTTTATCCACAAATATCTAAAAATAAATCAGATATAGAAGATAACATTGATATGCCAACCATATATAAGGTTTTAGATGTATCTGCAGGCATAAAAATAAATCAAAAGTCAGAAGAACCCGTAAAGGATCAAGCAACAGATAGTGGGTCATCCTGGCTTGATTTAGACTTAGCAAAAATTGAATCTGAAGTATTTTTGCTGGGAATATGGAAAGATTATAAAGAACTAGAAGAGTCTTTGTCTATGCCAGAGTTAATGATTACGTTATCAAGTAAAAGAGAACTAGATTACGAAGAGAAAAAGTTTTTGGCTGCTATTCAAGGAGTTGACCTAGAATCTAACTCTGAATCTGGCAAAGGACAAAAAGAGTGGGAAGACATGAAGGCTAGAGTATTTAGTCGTGGTGCAACTGGAGACAGTAATGATATTTTAGCATTGCAGGGATATAATGCTGAAAAAGCAGGGTTTGGAATTGGACTTGGCCTAGAGTATGAGAATTTAACTTAAAATAAGCCTGAACGTGCTATAATTAACATTAACCTATATAGGAGGAACAATGGCAACAACTACACATGAGGGCACGACCCTCACGTTAATTGATGGCACAAAAATTACAGTACGTCCTCTAAAAATCTCTCTACTTCGTCCGTTTATGAAGAAGTTTGAGGGTGTGGGAGCAGTGGCGGAAAACAATGAAAAGTCTATGGACATTCTTATGGAATGTGTTCAGATTGCAATGAAGCAGTACAAGCCAGAACTCTCAGAAGACGTAGAAAAACTTGAGGAAATCGTAGATCTTCCAACAGTTTACAAGATCGTAGAAGCAGCATCAGGAATTAAACTTGCTGAAGTTTCAGACGTTCTTGGCGTAACTATGGCTGAATAACTTAAAAGAGGTGTGGAACTAAATGGCTGATGTTAATGCTAATATTGACATTAATATTGATTCGTCTAATGCACTGACGCAACTTAAGTCACTGCAAAGACAAATCTCTCAGTTCCACACCTCAGTAGCCAAATCAAGTGAATCTGCAGCTATCGCACAAAGAGGTTTGCAAAAAAATCTTTTAAATAGTATTAACGCAATCAGTGGACTCACTGCTGAGATGCGAACAGTAAAAACTTCTGCAGAATCTTTTACAAATTCATTAGAAAAAAATAAGTTCTCAATGCGGGAGTATTTCCGTTATGCTGGAGCATCTACTAAAACCTTTGGTCGTCTATTTAAATCTGAGTTTGACACAATTGGCAGGGTAGCAGAAGAACGTGTAAAGAAGCTACAAACTCAGTATATCAAGATGGGCCGTGATACAAACGGTGCAATGCAAGCAATGGCCATTATGCCTACTAAGCTTGATATGTCTGATTATGCAACACAGGTTCAGTTAGCAGCACAGAAGCAGGCACTATT